CTGTTGGCAGTTATAACCATTGGAGCAGCATTAGTAATAGAGCTCACAGGTACATACACCTTTGTAGCACTTTCCCAACGTAAGATCTGCCTAAAGGTGCTGCCCTGATAAATCTTCAAATTTAATCGGGTAGGTGCTGTCATAAGGACTCCTATTTAAAACAGGTGTAAATTTTTATAGTTATAATTATACTATAAAGGATAAAAATTGTCAAATTAAAAAAACACCCGGTGGTGTGCCGGGTGTTTGTTTTAGTTTGGCGGTTGAGGCCAAGTTATGTTAAAAGGATCGGGCTGGCTTGTTACATCTCGAAGAGCCTGTCTGTAGATTGCCCAAGTCTCTTTTGTTGATAATGGAACATCAGGAAGTTGAGTCCAGTCTGAAGACTGTAACAACTCATTTCTTTGTCTTCTTACTTGATTCCATTGCTGTGAGACATCAGCAACCCAAGTTTTTGAACTATAATCAAATGTATAAAAACCCTCTGGTTTTATAGGATATTTTATAGGTATTTTATTTAGCGCATCTACGTAATATTCTTGATCAGAAAAACTACCATCCAAATAATCTTCAGTACTACTTATATTTTTATCTAAATCATACTTAGAAGATATAAACAAATTGCCTATTATTTTTCCAGTATTTTTATCGTATTTAGTATAGTTCATCTTTTTAATCCTGTTAAAACAAGACTTCTAAGATTAATAGTAACATCATACGTACTGCTATTAACCCAAAATCTTCTTGTAAACTGAAGTTTGTAATTTCCTGGTGTTGATACAAGTAAAAATCCGCCCTCGTATAAATTAGTATTTTCAACTATAACAGTGGTATCGTCTTTTAGTATTCTTGCTCTTACCTGGGTGTATCCAGTAAAAGTATAATAGGCATTAGCAATTACTGAATAGTAACTAGAATCTAGTATATCTAGACTTATAGCTGTGACCCAAGAATCCGTATTTATAGCTAGACCTGACGTGGCTGACTGAGCAACAACATTACTAACTGCATTTTCTGCTATTAGATCGGTTGTTTTTTGTGCTTCAAATACAAAATATGCAAAGTTATGTGATGCTACAGTGTCTGTTCCAGTACCTCTTAATACTACACCAACTTTACAATATGCTGTCTCAGGCGGTATATCATTAATAGTATTAGAACCTATGTTTTTGCTATAAAGATTAAAACCACCAGGAGATGGAATTCCTTGATAAATAATACCGCTATAGGTGGCATCTCCCCAACTTGTCGTTAGTTTTGTAAGAGAGGAATTATAAAAATTTATATATACAGTAGCTACTCTATTGCTACCAAGCCCTGCAAATAAAGATGCTGCAATATAGTAAGAATTTTTATAGTCCAACGGTAAAAACTCTTTTGTTTCTACTACTGTTCCTATGCTTGGTGGGCTTACTGTTATTAGTTTTGGAGATCCACTATTAAGTATTGGATTAGCATCTTGATATGTGTAATTTCCAGTTATACTATAGTTGTTTAAATCTAACAAATCTGGGTCTGGTAGTACAGATCCTTTATTAGTTTTTATTATTAATTTTGTTGTAGATATAGTATTTGCTTGGATGCTATCTGCAGTAATCGTGCCAGTAAAAGTACCTGTGGCAGCACTTAAACTACCTGCAAAAGTACCTGTGGCAGCACTTAAACTACCTGCAAAAGTACCTGTGGCAGCACTTAAACTACCACCAAAAGCACCCGTAGCTCCAGTAATATCGCCTTTAAAAATTGCATTACCATTGATATCTATGCTAAAAGTGGGATTGGTTCCGTCATGTCCCAAAATACCGTATGGAGTTAAGGCTAGGCCTTTTCCAGAAGTTCTGTTACCACTAGAATCCCAGGCCAAGTCTCCTACTCGAATTCCTGCTACTCTTGTCGTGTCGGTAGTGCTAACACTTAGTATATCGCTGCTGGCCTTATCTAGTTTTAAAGCGACGGCAGCTATGGCAGCATCTGCTGTAGTTTTAGCTGTTATAGCATTACTTTCAACAGTTTCAGCTAAGGTAGTACCAACTAAAGTACCTGTAGGAGCCCCTTTAGTAGCATCTAACTCTCCAATATAACCGAGGCCTGTTATAGTAACTTGACCACCTCCGCCTCCGGAAAGTGTACCAGAACTTGTAATTGTTATGTTAGAATTATTAATACTTGTATTTGTATAATTAATAACTCCTGTTGATGATGCAAACGAACTTTCATTACCACTAGTATCTACATGTTTTACCAAAAATTCATAGGTTCCAGTTGCTGGGCGGGTAATTGGTATACTCGTAGACTTGCCATTAAATATTAGTGTTGCAGTACTCCAGTTAGATCCAGATTTAACCAATGTGGTGTCATAGTCCAAGTCTGTACATCCATCCCAAGATAGTACAATACCGGTTTCAGTTATTGTATAAGATAGTCCGGTAACGGTGCTGGCTGGGTTTGACTTGCCCACAATAATATGATTTTGCCAAGACGTCCAAGGACCGGTTCTTCCATCTTCCCCAACATAGCGAAGCCTAAATCTATATTCCTGACCCTCTACTACATCTTCAAATAGTACTGAATAAGATTCTGCTAATACTGTTTTTCGTACAACAGAAGCTTCATCTGTTGAGTCCGCAAAATCTAGTTGACATTCTACATAGTTTTGTGTTTTTGGTAAATCTGTTTCATTTACAAAACCAATTAGTAGCCTGTAAGCAAAATCTACGGGCCCCTTACGCTCCATTACAGTCTCATCGCTAAGGGCTGTAATATTGAGTGGGGTTTTAGTTCCAAAACTATTAATTAGATATTTTGGTGGTTTTGTTATATTAGTAACAAAACTGGGTAATTCTGTATAATTTAAATAATCTGTAAAGATATTATAAGTGTCTGTTATTCCGTAGTCTGTTAGGGTAATCGTAGCTGTGTTAGTACCGTTTGGTTGAATACTCAAAACTATTAAATCTTGTGACTCTTTGTTGAGCTCACCAAACATATACAGGTCTAATTCATTTAATCCTGTTAATGCTGTAGATAAATTAACAACAGAATACTCTCCTGTAGTACTAAAATTTATCGTGCTAGTAACGCTAGTACCATCCTGCTTTCTAATTCTTATAGTATAAGACTTACCGATTTCTAAGTATACCGGCTCTTCTAGCTCTACTTGAGTATTAGACAATACTGCTTTAAGTCTACCACTGCCCAATCCCCATAATGGTACGTCGTGTGTGACTTTTACATGGTCGCCTCTGTTACAGACTAAGTACTCCATGTCTGTTTCAAGAGTATAACGCTCTGGTCGTAGCTTAGCTTGTGCCATATGCCAGCGAGCATGGTCTATAACAAGACTTCGTTTTGTTACACCTGGAAAAGATACTTCTTCAAATAATTCGGAGTTAGTTGAATTTTTTCCGGCCTGATAAACTAATACTTCATCTTCTTGATAATTATTGTCTTCGTCGTTAAACCGTGCCCTTAAACAATCTGGATATTTTACTACATCTTTTGAGCCTTCAAAATTCCAACTATTGTGCGGAGTAAAGTGCTGAACAATGTTTGTTTGTGGTTCGTCTATTATAACTGTCCACTTTCCATCTACTATTGCAGGACTTGCTCTGCCGGCCGCGCATATTTCTGATAACACGCCCATTACACTATTATTGCTGGCTATAATACTATTATAAGCAAAGCCTTTTGTACTGCAGTAGTTATGCCAATATTGTAACTTTTGCAGATCTATTTTACTGTCTATTTCGCTGTCCAGTATTCGGTTTGGTGTGCCTGGATGCGTTAAAACATATCTAAATAAACTAGCAGGATTATTAGTTGGTCCAACAGCCCAAGTAGTACCAGTATAATCATAACAATAGCTTTGTACGATGGCGTTAATACCCTCGATTCGTCCATTTATCTGCTCTGTTGCTTTAATACTAAAAGCACTCTTTGCAATTTTAACGTTGAGTGGGTCTTTTGCTGGTTTTTCATTTCTATAACCAGTTACTGTGTGTAGTACACATTCGTGACTATATCTGTATAAAGAGCTGGGCTCATCTTCTTTTCCTGTCTCGCGTCTAATTCTTATTAGTATATTATCCGTTAGGTCCCATCTAGGAATAATACCATTCATGCGGTTAACAGTAATTGCCCAACTAAATGCATCTTTTTTGGCGGTACCGCTAACAATATAATTGTTTCCGTCCAACGTTCCGCCTATTGTTTTAAGGAAAGAATTATAAGTTGTTCCGCCATCTTTACTATACTGAATTATAAATCTAACCGGTGCCGGGCCTGTTGTTCCTGCACTATCACCTTGGGTTACTATTCTTCTTAAGCCTTGTGGAAAGTGCAATACAATAGTAAATTTATCGATGGGCTGCGAAAACTGTCTCTCAACATATCCTTCGTTAGTTGGATTTGTAGCAGGAACCCACCCATCTCCAGAGTATGCGGGAGGTAAGCCTTCTCTTTCTACACCATCTACAGTTCTTTTTGGGCCGGGCAGCTCTCCACCATTTAACTGCTGTACATCACTTCCATAGATAGCATCAAAAGCATCTAATTCTTCGTTTGTAGGCTCTGTTATTCTGTCTAGGTGCTGATATGTTACATCAGAATAAAGATTTAATGCTACATCTCCAATTTTTAAAGTACTATAATCAATAGATAGTGGTCCATACCCCCAGATCAATAATATTTTTAAGAAGTTATCTGTACCTGTTTCACTTCCAGTAGTGCTATCACCTCCAGAAAAAACAGAAAAGATTTCTGCTCCAAGAGGCGGGGTCATTTTTACTCTACCCAACACAACAGGAATAGAGCTGTACTTCGCAGGTTGGTTTGCACCACCATCTATTAAAAGTTGCCGTTCTGTAGTGCCGGGATCGCTAGGATCTTTTTGAACAAGTGGAGCAATTGCATCTACAAGCTTCATTCCTACAGCTGTAGTAGCCGTAGCCGCTGCACCAGCTGCTAATGCGCCACCAACTGAAGCAGCGAAAGAACCATACCCAGCTGCACTTATTGCACCACTAACTGCACCATAAACTGCACCTCCAACTGCAAACGAAACTGCTGCAACTACAAGTGTTAGTACAATTCTTCCAGCTCTGCTATTTTTACCCAGTATACACCTATACTCTACAGTATCTGAGTTTTTTAGTGCAAAAGTATTCCACAACTCTTCCTGAATAGGAATACCATTTACTAGTACTCTGTATTGAGAAACTTCTGAAAAATCACTTTCTGATCGGGCCTTTTCAATCAGTTCTTTTAAAGTAGTTCCTTCTGGTACGACGGCAGTGACTTTTTGCGTTTTTAATGGGTGTGGGATACTATTTAATACTGCTCCAGTATTTTCTACATATTTATAAAAACCTTCGATTCGCTTATTCCATTTTAAGTTATCTAAGCTCTCCAAAACAGAGTCTGAGTTTTCACGGATATGTAAAAACTTGTTGTGTTCAACACAAACACCAATATGGGTTACTTCTCCTAGAATTCTAAACAATACTGCAGAACCCGGTTCTGGTGTTTCTGTTTTTTGCCAGCCTTCCTTGTACTGACTCAACAGTTCTTGAATTCTAAAGTCGTCTTCAATAGCATATTGAGTATTAAAACTAGGTAGTTCTATGTTTAGTTCGTTTTTATAAAAAAGACGTACCAAACCCCAACAGTCTAAACCACTCTCATCTCTGCCATTTGCCTTAAAAGGTAAACCAATATATTTATTTGTATTCATCAAAATAATCCTGGAAAGTATTGTGGTACAAAACGATGTTGGGGAAATGGTTCTTTTGAAAAGTCTATCATTTCCAGTGTTAAAACTACTTGATCTTTGTTATAACTTATATTTGTAACGTATAACCCATCAAAAGTTACTTCTACAGTATTAGGAGTTTTACTTAAAACTAGTTCTAATTTTACACGTGGTACAATTTCAAATTGTTCACGGATTACTTCTGTTAAATACTGAGTAACATCATTTATTGTCAACGTACACTGAGGCACTTGATCCCGCTCTTCTTGGGGCAGATTTAGCTCAAAAGGAATAAATAAATAATCTTGTGAATTGCTAGTTACACCATATACCACCTGCTCATCTGTTGTTAGGGCTTCTATTCTTGAAACATAACTGTCTGCAATTCTAATAACATCATTTACTCCCGATCCGTATGTTATAGTTAACAAACAAATAAGCGTACTATCGCTATCTGGACTAAATAATGACTTGATGGTTTCTGGTGATAAACTAGCTAATCTGCTCATGGTAATACTTCTAGAGTTAGTGATACATTATAGTAATCTGGAGCTATTTCATTAAGAGAATATAGATCTCCAGATCCTTCGGATACTACTCGTACTTCAACAGTACTTTTTGTTATTGGATGTGTTATTGAAAATCTCTGTGTTCCAAACAGTGTATTTTCTACAAAATTTATAAATGTAGCAACCTGAGTTTTACTCATTAAATACACTAGTTTTAACACTTGTGGCTTTTTACTTTGATATCGTTGTTTTGCTGGTCCCTTGTCCATAGGGGTGCGTAAAATATTTACGCCCCCTGTAACAGAAAAGTTTTTCTGTGGATTTTGAGGAAGGGAAACAGGCCAGGTTGGTATGGCCATAATTATCTCCTAATTAACTGTGGCGATAGACCATAAGCACCACCCATAGATCTTTGTACCGCGCTGCCAGTTTTACTTATTTGACTAGCAACGGCTTCCCCTACAATGACTTCGATCTTTTTATTTCCGCGACTGTCTGTTGTTTCTTTTGTAACAGCTCTTTCTGAGGAGTAGTTATTTACAACCACTTCTACGTTGTTGGAAGAGCCGCCGCGTACTCCTAAAACTCCGTTACTATCACGCTTTAGTGGCATAATAGCTTCTGGACCTGCTTCCCCCATTACGCCCAAGCCTTTGGCGGCTTTGAACAGGGTCGGAGAGTTTACAATAGAGTTGGAGAATGTTCCGCCTTTTGCAAAGTACTCTAGGCCACCAGACATATAGGACATACCTTTTGCTCTGGCTCCGGCACCAAAAAGTTCCACCTCGGGGGCTACTCCTGAAGACATACCCAGATCAATAGACTGTGGGCCATATATATTTTTAGAAAACCAACCACCAAAACTACCTACTGCAGAACTTAGTAAGTCCATTATTGGTTTTCTTACTTTCATCCATTGCTCGTGCATTAACAATCTCATCTCATAGCGTGCAATATCTTCTATTAATTGATTAAACAATTCTTTTGAGCTAAATTTACCAGTTTTTGCCCAATCAATCATTGCATCCGCCATACTACTAAAGTAGTTTTCTATTGCGTCACTCCAACCCTTTTGGCGTCGAGTGAAGTTTTCCATGTTGTCGTAAATCATTTGTTGGGCGTTGTATGTATCTTGTAGATTTTTTGTATCTCGTGCCCTCAATCTTTCATTTTCTGCTACTTGCTGTGCTAAATACTCAGAATCCCCAGAAGTTTGTAGTTTTTCATCTAGTTCTGCCTTTTTAGTTTCATATCTTTCATTTATCTCGTTTAATCTGCCTCTGTAGTCTATTTGTCTTTGTATTAGTTCTAGGTCTCTGTTTGCTGAATCTAATTGATCGCCACTTAGTCTACCCTGTTCGTATAATACCTGTAGTCTTTGTCTTTCCAAATCTACAGCTTTTGAGGCCATACCTTCTTCTGACGATTTTTGTTCGTATTTTTTAGACACAGCTTCTTGGGCCATTTGTGTTCTGGCTGCACTTTCTGCTATGCCTTTTTCTATTTCTAAGCGTTTTTGTCCTAGCTCTTGTAAAAGCCTAGCTGTTTGTGTTTGGACATAATATGCTTTATTTAAACGATCTATTTCTTGCTGTATTTCTGGTGGTATAAAGGCCTCTGCTGTTGACGCACCAAATTCTTTTGATATTTTCTCATAAAAATCTGGGCTTATGCCTGCTTTTGTTATTATATTTTCAAAGTCTTGTTGTCGCTTGGTTTGTAGGTCTTCTAATGCTCTTGTTGTATTTTTGTCTGACTCTGCTGCTTTGTCTATAAAATCCATTTCTACTGACATTGTAGGTGAGTATCCTACACTCTGAGCCTGTCCGTATGCTCTTCTCAGCTCTTCTCTTGCGTCTTCTAAAGAACGACCAGCACCCTGCCTTAAAGCTATATCTTCGTATTTTTTGGCAATAATACTCAGTTCGTTAGATAGTTCTTTTGCTCTTTTTACTCTTTCAGCCTCTATGTCAGCTATTTGCTTAGTAATATTTGCCTGCTGTACAGCTGCATTATACGCTGCATTTGCTGCGTTTTTATCTTCTTCTTTTGCGTCTCTTTTAAGTACTACCCGATCTCTCTCCAAAGCTGCTTGAGTAATGGATAGATCTAAATTGCGCTGATTTAAGTCAATCTGTTTCTTTAATTGATCGTTTAGTAGGTCTTGAGGTACAGTTCCCAGTATGCTATCATACATAGCCATTTTTTCATTTAGATCTCCTTGAGCAATAGCAGATTTTTGAATAGCCTGTTTTTGAGACTCTATTGATGCTGTTGAAGCAACAAAACCTTTTCTTGAATCTTCAGTATAATCCGACGTAACTTGATTAATTTTTTCAAGTATAGATTTAAACTGGGATGCTCTGTTTTTTGCCTCTTGTGGGAAAGTCTCATCAGAAGCTTTTCCTAGTTGTTCTGCTAAGGTTCCTGCACCCTCTATTCCGGCATCTTTTAGAGTATTTAAAAAGTCTACTGTACTATTCTTTATTCCGCCTATTGAGGCACCACCACTATCTAATGCTTTAAATAGATCATTAAAAGCATCCTCTACCGGCAATCCTTCTGATGTTTTTGCAATATTTGTAAATTTAGGTAATTTTAAAAGGTTTTGTCTCATATCAGAGACTGCTTTTGTAGCATTACTAAAAGACGTAGATACTGCAGCAGTTCTTGACTCTATGGATTCCGTTGTAGTAAGAACAGAATCCGAAAGCTCTGCTAACCTAGTTAAGTTCTGTACTCTAGACTGGCTCTGCCCCATTTCGGTTACTTGTCTACCTTCCGGAGATAATCTTCTCTCAAAAAACTGCTGTGGGGTTCCTACCAAGGTACGAGCCTCGCTTCGTGCAATCATAGCACTAGGATCACCACTCGCCAGTCCTGTTGCTAGAGTAGAAAATTGTTGTTGTTTTACTGCTTCTAAAAATGCTCGCCCTTTTTCTGTTCCGGTCTGTACTTGATCTACTAACTCGCGCATATTTTTAAAACCGGCCGATTCTGCAAATCGTTGAAAAGCTCCGGGAGTTCCAGCTTCTTCTGCTTTAGTAGACATATATGAAGTAGCAGTAATATAAGACAGTAATAATTCTCTGTCTGCTTCGGCTTGTGCTCTTAATTTTCTATTTCTTTCTTCTGTAGTTTGTAAGCCTTCTTTAATTCTGGCCTTTACCTCATTTAGTTGTGTTTGTATAGCTGGATCAAGTTTTGCACCTCTTGCAGTAGCCACATCTATTGCTTTTTGTGTAATATCTACTT